AAAACCTTTACGTGTGTATCAATAGCATTTAACATTAATCTGTATACAAATCTATTAGGAACCTTGTCTTTAAAAAATTTGTTATCATCCTTACCAAAATACTTACATATTCCAGCTGCTATTGCTGAGGATCTACTAATACCAGCCTCACAATGAACAATAATGCTATCTATAGACTCACCAAAACCATCTATAAGACTTAATATTTCATCCGCCCATTCTTTCTTAAAAAGCTCTACCTTTCTGCCACCATCTATATTCTCATAATCCCTATCATCAAAACACAGAAGTAAAACACCAGCACATGAATCTGTAAAAGCAATGTCGGCGGGTAACTCATCAGGAGAATAAATAGATATAACAAACCATCTTCCAGGTAACCTCTTGGTGTACTTTTCATTCTCAATGTCCTTTTTTGAACAACAATCAATAAACATTAAAACACTACCCCTTAACAGGTTAATGGATAGTAAAATGGATCAGACTTTCCATTATAAGAATAGCTCTTTTCTTTAGGAAAAAGAGAATGAACTTTAGTTGCATTTGCATACAAGGCTTTTGCCCCTTCTTGCGAAAAATCAAAAATAAAAGAAAGAGTCGTTGAACTTTTGTTTAGTGAAAACGCTAAGTGTGTTGGCAATTTACAAAAGCTGCTTATGCAATCATGGAGAAAAGGAAGGTCAAATATACTAAATCTATAATTGCTATCAGAACATAACGATACCGAAAACCCATTTGAATCATACAACATCCCTCCTATTTTGTCAACTGGAAATATGAAAGTGTTATCAAAATTAATGCTGCAAGAAACATTATTATATATGTTATTTACACACAACCCCCACTCCTCTGAGCTTAATCTTTCAGTCAAAGCTTTAGACTTTTCAACTATTAAACTATTAGCATAACAAAAAGACATACCAAGTTTATTAATAATAGACCATATACCAGCAGGGTATAGGTAGAATGGTGTATCATTAAAAGACTTGAAATTTACTATTAAAGGGAGTAAAGTATCTTCCATAAAAGAAGACTCTTTAGAAAATAACTGCCTAGGCTTAATCTTCCTATTTTTAGCTATGTACCTAGAAGCCAGATACAACACGTTTGGTACTATAAATTTGTAAAAATTGTTTAGTAACTCTAACTCCTCTACAAGATCATTGTTAATAAATTCACCAGCTACAGAAAACACGGGAGAAACACATTCTAACCTGCCTATAGATGACTCACCATAAAAAGGATTTAATTTATTCATTTACAACCCCCACTATAATAGTGTGTTTATTGTACCAGGAAGTGAACAAATACACAATACAGTTACACCATTGGGTTTTGGTTCTACCCTGAGCAGTAAATAAAGAAGGTTCTTTTAGGTTTTAAAAAATAATAAAATAAGAAATTTAGGTTATTTAGGTTTCTTTAGGTTTAAATTTAGGTTTAGATTTCGCCTTAAATCCATCAGGTTCAGCTTTAGGTTTTATTTAGGTTCTAAACCTAAACACACCCAAGCAACCTAAATCTTTATTTTATATATTAAACTCAAAACCATTAAGGGTCACAGAACCATAATACCACCATTTTTTAGGGTGTCAATAGATTTCAGTCAAATGGGGTTTTTGTGTACTTTTGCTGTAACTCACTTGACAAAACTAGGCCTATACCTTTATAATGGTGAGCAGAGAATGGGGGTGGCGGTATGCTGTGGTTACATCTACTAAAACTATATTGCAGATCTTTAACGCCTACTAATTTAATAAGTGCTTTACTATGCTGGTTTGCTGAAAATAACTTTGAACTTGAATCGTGGAGATTGTTTGTAAAAGATTTATGTATTATAGCAAACATAACAGAAGGGCCATCCTGGAAGAAAGGAATTACTAAAAATAAAGAAAGTATACCTTCACTTTTAAATAAAACTATATTTCCATTTTATTGGTATTTATACTATTTAAATTTTGATTTATTTTTAAACATATTTGTTGAAGATATGGTTAGTAAGGACGAAAAAAATAGCTTTTATTCTTATATAAAACCCTTGCCTATAAATTATTGTGAACAAGAGTAGTTTGTGGTATAATATAATTACCCTTAAAAGGAGTGGTGTATATGAAAGTAAATTTATTAACAAATACAGGGCTTTGGGTGTCTGTACGTGCAGCAAAGACATGTTATGGTAAACCAGATATGGTGTATGAAATGTCTGATCTAGAACAGTTTGAATTCTTAAAAAGAATTATTAAAGCAGAGCATGAGTCTGTGTTAGAGCATTCAGTTTATGTTCTAGATATTACTGGTATAAGTAGAGCGTGTCTTCAAGAGATTGCTAGACATAGGCACATTTCTTTGTCTGTTAAGTCAACTAGGTGGGCCCTTGGTACACACGAAGATGTTTATGTTCCTAAAAACATGCCAAAAGATTTAATTGATTTTTATAGACGGTATATGCACCAGTCTTTAGGGATAGTTAATAGTGTTAAAGAGTCTACTGGAAATGATGTTGCAAAATATTTTCTTCCAGAAGGTGTAGTTACAGACCTGATACTAACCGTAAACCTTAGAGAGCTTCGTCATATGTGGAAAGTTCGTCATAGTGAAAAAGCACTTTTGGAATTTCAAATTATTATGGAAGCAATAGTAGAGTCGTTGCCAGAGTACGCACGTGAATTAGTAACATATTCTCCAAATGAAAAAGGAGCTGAAGTTAATGCCTAACATAACCACAAGAATGGATTTAACAAGCACAACTATCCAGATCAGGAATGAAGATGCAAAAAGTAATTTTATGAATTTTGAACAAAGGTGGGAGGCTGCTGGTGCTATCAAAGTTACTGCTAAAATAAATAAAGCTGATAACTTTGATGATCTATATGAGTCTCTTCCGATTCTAGAAAAGGACTATATAAATCTTATATGTAACCAAACTAAATTTGATACTTATAAAACATTTTATATACCTGACTGGGTGTTTCTTTCCGGAAGTGACAGTACTACTGAAGAGGCTGTGTGTGGGGTTGTTAGTGAGTTATTTACTGGACTATATGATGTATCAAAATCTTTATTTAAAATAACTGTGTCTGAGCTTGATATTGACCCAGGAGTAGAGATAGGCTTTCCAGTAGAGTAATGCCTATAAGAGAAGGCCACGCTGCAGTTGTATACAGGAGAGAGAACGATCAGGATATTTTATATTCCCAGTCTTTAGTATTCTCCTGTTATGTTCCATTGTTTGTAAAGTTTACGTATATATTCCCTCCAGTAATGGTTATTAATGATAAGGGCGACCTACTAGGCGTATTTAATGTATCTAGGTTTTTGTTTTCTACCAATTCAGAAAATATAACTAACACAGAAACACATACACATTTAACAAAGGTAGTGGCTGGGTATGTTTTACCATTCACTACTGATATTTATTGTGTGCCTACTCTCATTGGAATGGGAATTTATACAACAAACTTAAAATTTTGCACTACCATGTCTGGTAATAAACGTGCTATATGCGTTAAAAGACAAGAAGATTACTCTTCAATGTATTTAAGATATAGTATGAATAAGAGAATGCAAAGCTTTTTTTCTAAGTACTATAATCAAAAATCATTATATCCTTTATATACTGGGGTTCTACCAGAAGGTATTTACACTCCTGATGGTGCAAAGATGTTTAAGTAAAGTAGGTGGTGCACTATTGATCTTGACCTTAAAAAGAAAAGTAGTGGGTGGGTTGAAGGCCTGTGCCCATTTTGTAACAAGGATAGAAAGCATGTACTACAAGTGTCTCCAGATGGTAGTTGGGTACATTGTTACAGGTGTGGTTGGAGTGGGTCAAGACAGTTCTTTGAAAAAACTACCGGGATAAAGATTAATTTTGAGTTTTCATCAAAAATTGAACTTCCATGTTTGGATGAGTTTATTATTGATGAAGGTGTACCTGTAGCACGATCAAAGAAAGCCTACTCCTACTTACAATCACGAAATGCTGTTGATTATGCAATACTAAACAAATGGAAGTGTACTCCAGAAAAAATAATAATACCAGTGTGTCAGTATGGTACATGTGTTGGTAGTGTTAGCAGGTATTATGAAGGTCTACTTAGGTATAAATTTTCAGATGGGTTTAAATCTGCATTATTGATGTTTAATTTTGATAATGCAAGATATAGATCAATAATTATACTCAATGAGGGAGTTTTTGATGTAATAAGCACTTCTAAAGCACTCCCATTTTGTGGTGTGGTTGGCCTTTTTGGAAAACACTTAAGTTGCTATAATGCTACCAGAATTAGAATGTTAAACCCAAAAGAAATAGTAATAATGCTTGACTCACCAAAAAAAGATACAGAAATAAAAAAATCAGTATCTAAAATATCTTTGTCCTTGTGTGGTATGCATGTATCTGTTGCAACACTTCAGGGTGGGGACCCAAATGAATCATCAATTTCTGAAATACAGAGAGCATTTAATAACAGGAGGTCAATATATTGATAATAGTAGACTGTAAATTAGAATCAGAACATTTTAAAGGAGAGGAGTCTGAGTTTCTTCCTGTAAAGGCCTACGAAGGGTCCTCTGCTGGATATGATCTTCGTGCAGATATTAAAGAGCCTGTAACTATTGCCCCAATGGAACGTGTTCTTATTCCAACTGCTGTTAAAATTAATATTCCAGATGGCTATGTTGGAATGGTGTGTCCTAGATCTGGGATTGCGCTCAAATATGGAATTTCTGTGCTTAACTCACCAGGAATTATTGACCCAGGATACATAAATACTATTGGTGTAATACTAGTAAATTTAAGTAATACGTTTTATACAGTAGCACCAAAAGATAAAATTGCACAGCTTTTGTTTACAAATACCATTGATACCGTTATTAACCCTAACAGGTGGGAAGGTAACATTAATGCTAGAGGGCTAAACGGGTTTGGCTCATCTGGTACAAACTAGGAGGATAATATGTCTGAAGAAATGAATATGATGGGCTTTTCACAAATAATTTTTAAATCTGCAGTGGATAAACTTATACCAAGTATTCTTAAAATGAAAGCTGAGGATACTCCTGTGGAAGAGTTCCAAGCTAACCTTATCCAGCAGACTGAAGCAATGGCTAGGGCTATTGTAAGCAACATGTCTGAAGAAGACATTGAATCACTTCTTCCAGAAATATTTAACGGAATTTCACTTACCTTTCTGGCAGAAGATGGAAAGCTTGAAAAGTATGTTAAGCGCAGTAGGGTGGCTGAGTTTAAGTCTAAGGTTATTTTCTCATTTACAATAACTTCGTTGCTTATGTCTATTAATCAAATTTTTGAATGGGGGGATAACCCTGAAACCAAAAACAATATTGACCCTGTCAGTAAGGAGCCTGAAGAGCCAACTATACTTGAACAATAAAGAACTAGGTGCTTTTTTTGTTGAACGGTTAGCATATTATACTGATAATTATAGACATTCCAAGGCTTTTAAATCAGGTGCTTGGGATGGTAAGTTTAGATTTGCATCTTATTTTCATCCATACCTTTCATTTGGAACAGGGCTATTACTTCAAGTAATAGCCCTTATTAAACGGAATGGAATGGAAGTTATCATTAAAGATGAAAGAAAAAAACCGGAAAAACAATTTGATATAACAGTTAACAGTGTTCTAAGGGACTACCAAAAGGATGCTGTTGAGTCAGCTATTAAAAACCAACGTGGTATTGTGAGTGTGCCTACGGCTGGTGGGAAGACAGTTATATTTTCCCACTTAATAGCTAGGCTTGGAGTACCAACCTTAGTGCTTGTTCGTAATACTGATCTTATGGTTCAAACTATGAACAGGTTAATGGAGGATTTATCAATAGAGGAGATAGGGTGTATAGGTAAAGGAGTGTGCCAGCCTTCTAATTTTATAACTGTTGCAATGTTACAAACCTTAAATAAAATGAGAGAGGATAGTCCAAAAGAGTTTAAAAAGGGTATGGAGTATTTTGACTGCTTAATAGTTGATGAGGCACACGCAATAAATGCAAATGCTAAATCTTTCACAAAGGTAGTTGAATCCATACCCTCTTTTTATAGGTACGCATTTACAGCTACTCCATCAAGGGGTGAAACCCCAACTGCTACAGATATTACTATTGTGTCATGCTTTGGACCAATATTACATAAGGTTACACGTGATGAACTTGTGGATCAAGGGTACATAGTGAACGCAGTTGTTAAACTAATTCAAAATAGAACTGAATGTAAGAAGCTAAAGGATGATTATTTATTTGCGTATGAAAGGCCACAAGACGCATATAGGGCTGCTTGGAAAGAACTTATATATGAGCCAGATGATAGAAAAATAATTATACAAAATATTTTAGAAAAACACAAAGAAGATCAATGTTTAATTTTATGTGATTCAGTGGAGCTAGCAGAAAAGTTACACAAAGAGTTAGGCATACAGGTAGTGCATGGTTCAACAGATTCCTCTTTACGTGATTTGATTTATAATGAGTTTAGATCAGAAAGAATAAAAAAGTTGATTGCCACAAACATATATTCTGAGGGGGTTGACTTCCCAGGATTGAATGTGTGCATACTTGCCGAGCCATTCAAATCACCTATTAGACTTCTGCAAAGAATAGGAAGAACTATGAGAAAAAAAGAAGGAAAAAAAGATAGTGTAATTTATGACATTCAAGATGTTAATTATCCATTTTTTGATAAACAAGCATTTGAACGTAGAAAGTTATACGACAGGGAAGGAATCCCTTATTTTTTGGAGGTATAAATGAGTTTAAGAGATGATCTATTAACTAACAGATATCTTCTTGAAGACGAAACTGAAGATCAGATGTGGTGCAGGGTGGCTGAGTTTGTTTCTAGTAATAAATATGATTTTGATGATTGTGTTTCACTATTAAAAAAAGGTGACATTATATTTAATTCACCAATACTTATGAACGCAGGAAAAGAAAAGCCATTATCATCAGCTTGTTATGTTTTACCAATGGAAGATGATATGGATAGCATAATGGATGCACAAGCACTTTCCGCTAAAATATTTAAGCTTGGTGCAGGGGTTGGTATTGATTACTCCAGACTAAGAAAGGAGGGTGCTAAGGTTGGAAGCGGTGGGACTAGTAGTGGGCCTGTTAGTTTTATGTCTCTTGTGGATAATCTAGCAGAAGTGATAAAGTCTGGTGGAAAGCGTAGGGCCGCAATAATGGCAACCTTGCGTATTGACCACCCAGATGTAGAATCCTTTATTGAGCATAAAAAAAATGATGATAAGCTTTTAAACACTAATATTAGTGTAATGATTACAGATGAGTTTATGAACAAAGTTAAACTAAAAGAAGAAAAAGAAACTAATTTATGGAATAAAATTGTACACAATGCATGGTTGCGTGGAGATCCTGGGTTGGTATTTATTGACACTATAAATAAAAATACTAACAGGGTTGGTGGTGTTAACTACGAAGGGGTTAATGCTTGTGTAATTGGTAGCACAAAAATTCTTACTGATAAAGGACATATTCCTATTTCTGAACTTGTTGGTGAAAAGGTTAATGTTTGGAACGGTGAAGAATGGAGTGAAGTAGAGCCAAAGGTTACAGGTAGAGATAAGAAGGTATATACTGTACTCCTTTCTAACATGGAGGAGTTAACCTGTACTGATTACCATAGGTTTAAGGTTGTAGAAGGGTGTAAAGGAAAAGAAGTTACTAAGACTACTTCCGAGTTAAAAGAAGGAGATAGATTAATAAAGTTTGATTTTCCAGAAATTCTTACTGGAGAAGATTATGATTATAATGAAATGTATACAAATGGGTTTTTCTCAGGGGATGGGTTTTATGCTAAAAATCAACCTTGTATACCAGTGTATAGTGAGCCAAAATTAAAGTGTGCTGAAAGTTTTAATATAGATTATTTACTGAAACAAAAAACTAGAAATGTGTTTGTGCTTGAAAAGGAAAAAATTAGACCTAAATACTGGGTTCCAGATTGTAGTTATTCTCCAAAGGCAAGGGTATCTTGGCTTGCTGGTTTAATAGACTCCGATGGGTGTGTAAACAATATAAACAAGATAGGAAATACTATAGCTATTGCTTCCACTAATCTACCCTTCCTTAAAGAGGTTAGATATATGCTTAGTACACTTGGTTGCTCAGCAAACATTTCTACTATGCATTTAGAGGGAGATCGTATAATGCCAGACGGAAAGGGTGGAGAAAAAGAGTATAATTGTAAGCAAGTTTATAGAATGTTTCTTACAGGTAAAACTATAAATCAATTAATAAAGTTTGGAATGGAAACAAAAAGAGTTCCAATAGCTTTTTATAAAAATGTGAAATCTAATTCTAAATATATTAGTGTAGTTAGTGTTACTTATGCTGGTATAGCAGATAAAGTTTACTGCTTTAATGAGTCAAAGCGTCACATGGGTGTGTTCGCTAATACGTTAACATGTCAGTGCGGTGAATTCCCTCTATACCCATATGAGTCCTGTTTAATTGGAAGTATTAATTTTGGTACTTTAGATACATCAGGGGTTACAGAGGATATAAAGAAACGAGTAACGCTTCTGGTTAGGTGTCTTGATAATGTCATTGATAAAGCATGGTACCCGGATAAAAAAATAGAAGACGCAGCTAAAAGGTTTAGACGCATAGGCGTTGGGTTTACTGGATTAGCTGATTACCTGATAAAATCAGGGCTACGGTATGGGTCAAAAGAAGCACTTGATGAAATACATGTGTTGTTAGCTACAGTTGAAGAAGCTGCCTTGTCTGAATCAAAAAGGTTAGCAATGGAAAAAGGAACTTTTCCTGCGTTTGATACTATCTTGTGGGATTCCCGTCTACCTAAAAAGGACAGAGGTCCTGTACGTAATATAGCCACTACTGTAGTTGCTCCTGCTGGGTCTACGTCCATACTGTGTAATGCTGACGGAAGTGGGTGTGAGCCCCTTTTTGCTTTAGCATATGACAGGATGATGAGGGGAGAAACTGAAAACTGGTATACAATGGTTCCAGAAATTGTTAAATATGTGTTTGACATTCATAAAATTGATCTTACTGAAGAAAGAATTAAAAGCATTAAACAGAATCGTGGAAGTGTTCAAGGGCTTTCATGGGTACCTGAGTGTGTACAAAAGTTTCTTGTTACTGCACAAGATATAACTCCAGATGATCATTTAAATACATTAATTGCAGTGCAAGAGCATATAGGTAATAGTGTTAGTAAAACTATTAATCTTCCAAACTCTGCTACAGAACAAGAAATTTCTAACATTTTTATGAAAGCATATGATAATAAAGTAAAAGGTATAACTGTGTTTAGAGATGGGTGTAAATCAACACAAGTGTTGAAGGTAGAAACTAAAGAAGAGTCTACTCAGAAAAAAGATGTAACTCACTTGCCAAACAAATTGCCTTGTGTTAGAATAAAGGTTCCTACGCCCTCTGGAAGTATGTATGTTATGACATCATTTTATGATTCTAGTCCAGTAGAAGTATTCTGTAATTTAGGAAAATCAGGAATGGACGATTATGCATATACTGAAGCTCTTGGAAGGTTAATTTCTTTATGTTTAAAAAAGGGAATAGACTACCATAATATTGTTAAGACATTAAAAGGTATACGTGGAAAAGATGTTAGTTTGTTTGAAAATGAATACGTATATTCTGTACCAGACGCAATAGCAATAGCATTAAGGGAAAGTGTTGATGAATACAATGGTGTTGATAACGAGAAAGAAAAAGAAAACAAGCTAAACAATAACTTGTGCCCAGAATGTAATATGCCTTTACAAATGGAAGGAAAGTGTCCTGTATGCTTGAACTGTGGATATAACAAGTGTAGTTAGGAGTTGGTGATTTGAACCTTACACGACAATCTCAAGAAATCTTACTAGCAAATACTTTAAAAAACCATCCAGCTACAGTTGTTCTACTTTCAATAATATCTGATAAGGACTGGGCTACACCAGTCCTTTCAGAAATTTGGACTGTAGTAAAAGCTCACTATTTAAGGTATAATTCAATACCAAGTAGATCTACATTAATTGAAGAGCTTTCTCCAGATGCCCTTCAAATGCTAACAAAGCTTTATACCATTAATGATGGTGATTCTGTTCCTGCTTTAATTGATATGGCTGTGTCTTTTGTAAAATATAAAAGATTACAGGATTTAGTTAGAAACGTAGACGATGTGTTGGAGCAAAACCCAGACCTTGCTGAAATTACCTTACGTAATGGTCTATCAGGGCTCCCTATACCTGCCTACAATTCTAATGCACTTCTTGATATGTTACCAAATGCAATATATAACTATGATGATAACAGGCTAGGACTTCCTACAGGGATTTCTGTTTTAGATAGAGCAACTAAGGGAGGGGTTGGTCTAGGTGAGGTATTTATAGTAGCAGCTCCATCTGGTGGTGGAAAGTCAAGTTTGCTTTCAATGATTTGTACTAATGTGGCTGTAATGGTTCCATGCTTATATATAACATTAGAGCTTTCTGCTGATAGAGTTGTACGAATGTTGTCTGCTAGAGTGGCTAGAGTACGACAAAGTGAGATAACAAGTGACATGCAGCCAGAGCAGTTTGTACAGATACGACAAAGAATGCAAAGATTATACCCAATGGAAGTTGCATACTACCCATCTGAAACCCTTACTGTGTCACAAATTAGTGGAATGGTTGAGTATCTCAGGAGGGTAAAGGGTGTAAATGTTCAAGCTATTTTTATTGATTATTGTGATCATTTAACCACTAACAGAGTAGCAAAAAATTCTCCAAAATGGGAGAAAATTGCTGCTATATACCAAGAACTTGTTGATTTAGCTAAAGTATCAAAAGTAGCAATTTTTACAGCGTCACAGTTAAAGAATAGTGATGCTATTAGAAAAGGAAGTGTGGAGGCAGTAGAGTATGGTGATATAGCTGGAAGTATTGAAAAAATAAATAAAGCAGATGTTGCTATTGCGTGGAAGCCATTAGAAGTTAATGCTGGCATAGCAAAAGGAATTCTTTCATTTATGAAAGTGAGAGAAGGTGAGCAACCAAACCCATGGATTTGTAGCTTTGATTATGACAAATTAAGTTTTAAATTTCTAAATCCATTTAGCCCATCATCCGAGGCAGTAATGGCTGGAAGCTCTAATAACTCAATACTTTCACGTTTGGCTTGACATATCTCTATTGTGAAGTTATAAGATTCTTGGTATAATATATGGGTACAGTTGAGAGGGGGTTTTTTATTGAGATTTATTGTGCTAACTATGAATGAAGATAGGTTTGCAAAAACATACTTAACCCATATTATTGAAAGTGATTCATCTTTTACAAGAGAAGATTTTGAGTTCGTTAATATACTGTCCGGTCAAGAGGTTACTACGTTAAAAGAGTTAAAAAAGAGTAAAGCAGACATTATAGAAGAGCTTTTAAAAATGTCTCCTGAGTGCATTATATCGGTGGGGTCTGATATAACTAAGCTTCTTTTAGGAAATGCAGCACTATCTAAAGTTGCTGGTAAGCTAATACCTACTGAGTATGGAATTCCTGTTGTTCCATGCTTTGACCCAAAAGCAACTCAATTTGACAGCTCTATAAAGGATCAAATACCACTTACCTTTTCTATTATAAAATTGACTTTTATTACTGATACTTCCGTTAGTAAACCTACTATAACAAAAATAACTTCAAAAGAAACTTTAAAAGATGCAATTAATACACTATCTCAGTATGATTTAATTGGGTTTGACATTGAAACTGCTGGTGACGGAAAATCTGGTGGTCTTTCTCCATTTAACTCTGGAGCAAGGATATTAACAGCTGCTTTTTCATCAGAAAAAGAAGCTTTTTGGATTGATGTAAACTACACTAACAAACTAGATATGAATTCTGATTTTATAGTGCTTTTAAATGCTTTAAAAGATAAACTTGTTATACACAATAGGCCATTTGACGTTTTATTTGTAAAGGTAATGACAGGTATTTTTCTTGATAACACACAGGACTCTATGCTTGTACATTATCTTATAGACGAGAACCAAAAACATGGATTAAAACATCTTGCTTTTAAGCTTCTAGGATGGGCTGATTATGCTGAAAGTGTAAAGTCCGTAGTAAAGGAGTCCCATGATTTTTCTGAGGTTACTATTGATGTGCTTGGGCTGTATAATTGTCTGGATGCTTGTGCTTGTTTACATATTTATAATCAAGGTATTAAATCTCTTCAAAATGTAAACCTTTATAAGTTTTTATTAAAAATTCAAAATATGTATATTGGTGCTTCCATTAACGGGTTTCCAGTAGACCTAGAATATATTGCTTCTTATAAAGCAAGAATACTTGCTGAAAAAGAAGCATTGCTTAAAGAAATATATGAGTATCCAGAGATTAAAGAAGCACAAAAGATAGTAACCTATCTTGAAAATGGATGGATAGATAAAGAAGTATTTCTATCAACTGGAAAAGTTAAAAAGATTTCAAAACACCCTATAGATGGTAGTCTTGTTGAGTATGATATACTAAAGCCACGACACTTACTTGCACTTCTTTCAGTAATTAATAAAATTCCTACAATTAAAACTGAAAAAGGAGGTATATCGCTTTCAGCGTCTACACTCCAAGAAATTGAACATCCAATTATTCAAAAGCTATCGCAAGTAAAAAGTATTACAACTGTAGCAAATACATTTATAACTGGTTTCTTAGAAAAAGTTAGATCAGATGGTAAAGTGCACCCTAACTTTGCTCTAACTAGAACTGTAACTGGAAGAACAGCTTGTTCAGACCCAAACCTTCAACAAATTCCAAGGGATAAAGAAATAAAAAACTTCTTTTATGTACCAAGCGGATATAAGTTAGTACAGTTTGACTTTGCACAGGCTGAAATAAGAGTAATTGCATCTCTTGCAAATGATAAAAACTTGATTGAAGCAATAAACAAAGGTACAGATATGCACAAAGAAGTTGCGTCTTTTATGTATCAAAAACCAGTTGAAGAAATAACAAAAGATGAAAGGCAAGCTGCTAAATCTCTTAATTTTGGAGTTATTTATGGTATGGGCCCTATGGCACTTTCTAAAAATCTTGATATTTCCCAAGAAGAGGCAGAAGATAAGCTGTCTAGGTATATGCAGCAATTCTATGGGGTTAAGAGATGGATTGATGATACACATGCATTTGCTAGAAAGCATTTAAAAGTAGTTACCCCATTTGGCAGAGCACGTAATCTTCCAGATATAGGCCTCCCGGATAGGGGTGCTGTATCTGGTGCACTTAGGCAAGCTCAAAATGCACCAATACAGGCAACTGCTAGCGATCTTACCCTTTGGCTATTACACTACATTTACTCACATATAGACAAAGACAACGCTGTGTTCTTAGTAAGTGTGCATGATAGTGGTGTGTACGCTGTAAAGGATGAGTACATGGATTCTTTTATTAATATTTTAAAGGAAGGCATATATAAATTAAACACAACTTTTACATTTTTAAAAGTACCAATGAAGATAGATATTAGTATTGCTGAAGCGGATGAAACTGGTAAATCTAGATGGGGTAAAGTTGAGGAGGTAAGTTCATTATGAAGCACATTGTTAGTTTTGAAGTAAAGCTTCCAATTCCAGGAGTTGCATATTCCAACATGTCCACTAGTATTACACTAGAGGGGGATGAGCCTTACGAAGAAATGAAAGAACATGCGTTTGTATGCCTTGAAAACCAGCTTACAAAACTTGCATCTGAAATGAAGGAGATGATGAACAATGTTTAGCTGGGATACATTAAAGCAAGAAATACTTATTGCAGACTGTAGATCTGCGCTTTTAACGCACGCAGACCTTTTTCTAAAATATGCACGAATGTATAGTGAGGCTTCTGCTAAAAGGGATGAGCTTAAGTGGCAAACAGAAAAAGCTTTTGCTATTATAAGGGAGGGGATTAGGCGGGATGCAGACAGTAAAATGACAGAAGCTCGGCTTGATACAATGACCACATCCCACCCAGAGTATATGGCTGCAAAATCTGAGTATTTAAAGGCGTGTGAAGAAGAAACAGCACTTAAGCTTGCAATACAAGTTCTAAGTATTAGGAAGGATATGCTAATTAATCTTTCCGCCAGTTTACGAGAAGAAGCATACCAAGGTATTCAAAGTGGAATTTCTGGGTATGCACAACAGCCAACAGACGCTTTAACTTCTCTTAAAGAAAGCTTTACTAAAAAATACAACACAATCTAGGAGGACGCCAACATATGAAACTAAACTTTAAAGGATTTACAAAAGACCAACTTAGCGCATTTGCGGAGTCAGCAACAGCAGGAAGTGGAACAAGGTTTTTTAAAGTTCAGGATGGAACTTCCAAAATAAGATTCTTTGTATCCCCAAATGAGTCTAACCCATCTCCTTTTTACCCAACGTATCAGCACTGGATTACTGGAACAGATGGTAGGAAGTACAGCGTCCTTTGCACTCATAGAACCCCTAATATTGAGGAAAAGCCCTGCCCAATATGCTCTAAAGTTGCAGAATACTATAATAGTGACAACGTTGAAATGGTACGTGTAGCAAAGGATACAAAACCTAATCTTTCGTTCCTTCAGTGGGGATTTGTAAAGGGACCAAAGGACACTGATTGGAGGCCAGAGCCAGTAATCGTTGCCATTCCAAAGACTGTAATGACAATGATTACGGAAGTCTGCACAATGGAAGATGATTATGTTGATCTTTACAGTTATGATGTTGGTCATTTCCTAAACATAAGCAGAAAGAAAGACGCCGGAACTAACCTTAGGTATGTGTACACAGTTCTTCCTGCCACCTCTAAGTTTGATGTAACTGTGGACCCTTGGAAGGATAAAGTAGAGGCGACTGTATCTATACTTGACATTATGGGGTATCCTACAGAAGAGGATCAGAAAAAAGCTGTAGCAGATATTGAAGCATCTGTTACTCAGTTCTTAACAGATGGGTCAGCAGAAGAAGATGATGAGGATAATATGTCTTCTATACGAGAGCAACTAGGTAGCTTTAGTGAAGCTTTAAACTCATAAATGTTAGTAGCAGAGGGGTGTAAAT